CGGCAATGTCGGCACTATCCGCGTATTTGGCGAGAACGATGGCGGTGCATTGACGGGTAGCATCTTGCTGCGATCTCCCGAGGTGGATGTTGACTACCGTCAGCGTGTGTCACAAGACGTGATCTTTGATGACCACATCTTTAATACAACGGCGCAAGACACTGGTAAGCACAACTACCTGAACACCACTATGACAAATACGTGGACGGCGGGGCAGTTAACTACTAACGGATCAAGCATCACCACGACCACCACCGGTACGGTGTTGTCCACATACGCATTTTTCCCCATTCAGGGCACAACCACAGTTTCTGCTGATACTGAGATCGGATTCTCTGCACAGCCGCAGAGCAACACGTTTATCGAGTTTGGAATCGGCATTCCAGGCGCTCAGACAGCAGCACCGACTGATGGCGTGTTCTTTCGCCTGAATGCTTCTGGTTTGCAAGGCATCGCGTCTTTCAATGGCGCAGAAGCAACAACCGGTATTTTCCCGTTGGCTGATGGCGCTGGCACATGGGCGTACACCAACTCCAAGCGTTACCAATTCATTTGCTACGTTACCGCTGTGGAGGCGCAATTCTGGGCCAACGATGGCACCGGCGCGAACTGCTTGGGAACTATCCCACTTCCTGCTGGTCAGAGCCGGATGTGCATGTCCTCTTATGGCGCGTACTTCCTGAAGCATCGCATTGTTGGTGGAGCTGCAGGTGGCGTTATCCAAGCCACTTTGGGAGCTTACAACGTCCGAATTGGTGGTACTAACATGATTACGACCATCTCTACCGCTGGCAACCGCGTACAAGGATCGTATCAAGGCGGCTCTGGTGGAACATTGGGCACTTTGGCGCGTGTTGGTACGATTACCACAGGTAACGAGGCCAACGTCACAGCAGCGGTGCCTACGACCACCACGGCGGCTTTAGGGTCTGGCTTGGGCGGCACGTTCTGGGAGACGGTATCGCTTGCGGCCAACACGGACGCAATCATTGCATCCTACCAAGTGCCTGCCGGTACGGTGAACATCCCCGGTAGACGTTTGTGTGTGCGTGGTATGTACCTTTCCAGCTACGTGCAGACGGTCATTGTCGGTGGGCCATACGTTGCGGAATACTTCCTCGCATTCGGTCACACTGCTGTTTCGCTGGCAACCGCTGAGGCTGCGACAACAAAGGCTCCACGCCGCGTAGTGCTGCCGTTTACTCAACTTGTGACAGCAGCCCAAGCGGTTTCCACACTGGTAAGCCAGCCTACGCAGTTTGTTGACTTCGGTGATGCACCTGTATACGTCAACCCCGGCGAGTTCATTCAGCTTTGCACGCGCCATATCGGAACCGTTGGCACATCCGGCACGGTGGTGCACCGCGTAACGCCGGTATTCGGGTGGGAGTGATTAGATGTCGCTGCTACTTGCGCTTGTAGTTGCCAGTGGAACCGTTCATACTGTTGGTATAACGGAACCAGCAACTGCGAGCGAAAGTAATACAGTTCAGGTTGCATTTGCAGCCGCGCAGTCCGAAGCAGCTTCTGCCGCTAGTACGCAAATTGCATCCGGCATCTTTGTAGCTGCCTCTGCGGAAACTGCCAACGCTGGGGAGGGTTCTACCAGCCAAGCAGTGTTCCTTGTGGCTATCCCCAATGCTGCCGATGCAACAGACACCCAAGCCACACAGGCTATTTTCCAGGCAATTGGTTCCGATACTAGCGCGCTAGGAGAAAGCAGCATAGGGCAAGCAACGTTTGCCACGGTACAGGCAGATAGCGCTACTGGTGGGGAACTAGCAACTGCCGCGCTTACGGCTGGTTCGGTTACATACAGCGGAGCTTTAACAGAGGCTAACACTGGTTCAGAAACAACGTCCGCCCTACAAACCTACATAGCCACAATTGTGGTTACTGGTTTTGCGGCAGACAGCAGCGATACACAAAGTTCTTTTGCGGTTGCTTGCGAAGAGATTTCCTATGCAATTACCGCCGAAGATATTATTGAGAGCCGACCTGCGGAGCAATACTATCTGGCAGGAAAAGTTCAAAGTTACCCAGTAACCGGAACTAATGCTTACCCTTTAACCGGGTACACCACAACTTACCCAATTTCCTCTATCCAAGTTTACCCGCTAAACGGCCAAACACAAACCTATGGCTAGAGCTATTTCTTTGTGGTATAACACAGCATTCTGGCAGAAGGTGTAAATTATGTCTCTAATTGTTGAAACTGGTACGGCAAGTTCTACATCCGAAGCCTATGCGTCTGTGGCGTATTGCGACACATATCATGCCTCTGTGGGCAACTCTTTGTGGGCAACACTACAGACTGTAGAAAAGGAACAAGCGTTGCGTCGTGCCACAAACTTCCTTGGGCAATACTACCGGCTAATCTGGAAAGGCTCCCGTGTGCTTTCCACACAGGCCCTTGACTGGCCGCGTTATAACGTTCAAGTTCCAGACCTTGGTGTGTTCAACTGTATTGCCTCCGACGTAGTGCCAGATTTGGTTGTTCGGGCCAATGCAGAGTTAGCACTTATTGCGGCGTCGGGAGACCTTAACCCGCCCACAAGCCAACAAGTTCTGAGCAAACAAATTGGTCCTATTAAGGTGGTTTACGATTCTTCCTCCCCACAGGCTAAACGTTATCCTGCTGTCTATGACATTTTGAAACCATTACTCTATGCAGGTAGCGGCGCAAATGTAAGTTTGCGGAGGGTGTAATGAGTTTTTATTCGGAACTTGCACAAACTACAAATGAGATGCTTGCCGAGTTCGGCCAGCCTGTTATTGTTACCAGTTTTGAAATGGGTCAGGAAGATACCGCTACTGGCGTTGTTTCCCAGCCTTCTATCTCCTTTACAACAGTTGGAGTATTGCTAGACTATGACTATCGCAATTTTGGCGATTCTACTGTCCCTTATCAGGCTGTTAGCTCGGCCGATAAACGCCTACTGCTTACAGCCACTACTGTGGTCAACACTGGTGATTTATTTCAGGTTGACGGAGTGGTTTATAAAGCCCACGTAGTAAAGTGTGTCAACCCGGCAGCTACCCGTGTGCTGTACGATATTTGGGTGCAAAAATGAGTGGCAAGAATGGGGAATTAGTGTTCTCCCTTACCAAGCGCATCGAGGGCATTAAGCGCAGCATGAACCGCGTCACTTACGAGGTTGTAGCCACAATGGTGACCCGTCTTGACGAAGTGAGCCCGGTTGGTAATCCAAAACTGTGGCAAGACAAACGAAAAGCAGATTGGGCTATTCGAACCGGTTATGTTGGTGGACAGTTTCGCGGAAATTGGCAACTTGGTGTGAACCAGAGGCCGGTTGGCTGGTTGCCAGGAAAAATCGATCCAACTGGTGCTGTAACGGTTGCAGAAAACATTTCAAGGATTCCAAAGATGGCAAGTAGAGGGTACACCTTCTACATTGTCAACAATGCACCATATGCAATGGCGTTAGAGGAAGGCCACTCTTCGCAGGCTCCTTATGCTTTTGTGTATCGCATTAAACGGGAATTCAACGGCATTGTTCGTAACATTGCTGCACAAATTAAATCGGAAGGTGGACGTGTAATATGAGCCTGACAGCAATACGCGCAGCCCTTGAGGCACGGTTGGCAACGGTGCCCGCGATTGTGCCTGCCGTGGCGTTTACCGTTACCGCTGGTAACCCTGCGGTGTTTACCACAGCGACGCCCCACGGGCTGGTAACGGGCACGCCAGTGCTATTGCCGGGGTATACAGGCGGCACACCAGCCCTGCCCGCAGTTTATTTAGTATTTGTCCTAAGTTCGACAACCTTTAATTTGCAAAACAGTGCGACAAAAGCATTCGTTGCTGTTACAATCCCCGGGACAGGTGGTAGCGTTTTGGCAAGCCTTACGGCGCCCCAGAATGGCTCGTTTCAAGCGGTTACGGGAGTACCGTACCAATTGATCCACATGGTAACTTTTAAGCCAGACGAGCCAACGCAAGGCGGGGGCTACTATCGGGAGCATGGGGTGTTCCAGGTAACTTTGGTTTATCCTGTAGGGACAGGAGTTGGGGCAATAACTGCAAGGGCTGAGTTGATTCGCAGCTACTTCAAGAAGGGCACAACGCTTCTAGATTCGGGTATAACCACAACTATTGCGGATACTCCTGAGTTTGGATACTTGCAGGGTTCTTCCAGCGACATTTCGATGCCTGTGAAGATTGGGTATAGGGCTGATATTTACTCGTAACTCCTCCGCTTGCGCGGATTTTTCATAAGGAAGTCATCATGACAGTCGC